GAAAATGGTGAAAAATTATATTATAATGATAATATTATGAATAGATATTTTTCAACAATTATGGAATAAAAGACTTGACTTTTGAGATTTATAATGTTATAATATAAGGTATATAAAGTGAATAAAAGACTTACAAAATTAAAAAGTCTTATTGATGATGGTTCAGTTCCAACCATTTTAGAAGTTAGAACAAATTCTAGGGAATATTCTTATGAAGATGTTATAGCTCTAGATTATGGATTTGTTCAAGACCTGTATATGGGTAATGAAAATTTTGAAACTTGGTTTACCTATATTGGGCCGAAACCTATAAAACTCAATGATCTTACTTTAAATAAAAATGAGATGATTGAAATAATACTTAATTATTATGAAATATTATGAGAAAACAACTAAGTGAAGAACGAAAACAACAGCTCCGTGATCAACTTACAAAGGCACGAAGTAAGAGAGCCCCAGCAGAGTATAAAAATATACATCCATCTGTATTACAAAAACCAGATGAAGATCCCTTGTCGGTGAAATCTATTAAGAAATGTATTAAGCATAACAAAGAGAAGGCCTCTGCACACCTCACTAACTCTCGCAGGAGAGGAGCTACTCCCAAACAATCAATTACAGATAAAATCCGTTCTGAAAATACGAAATCCTATATTCGGTTTATGGAACACTATCTTAAATCGGGGGATTGGATTTCTGATTTTATGGGAGAAGATGAAGAAAAGAAAACCCAATGGAAATGTGTGGCAATGGCCTATCATGCAGATGGCACACCAAAACGAACTAAAGGTGTGGGTAAGTGATTTATGATATTAATTGATTTAAGCCAAATAATGGTGGCATCCACAATGATGTCAATGGGAAAAGACCAATCACAAGTTGATATTAGTATGGTTCGACACATGGTTCTGAACAGTCTCAGAATGTATAGGACAAAATATCACAAAGAATATGGTGAGTTGGTCTTATGTTGTGATGGAAAACATTCGTGGAGGCGTGAACATTTTCCACAATACAAGGCATCTAGAAAGACTAATAGGGATGCTGATAGTAGAGATTGGTCACAAATATTTGAATGTCTTGATACTATCAAATCCGAACTCAGAGAATTTTTCCCTTACAAATATCTTGAAATTGATGAGTCAGAAGCAGATGATATTATTGGTGTACTTGCAAGAATTGCTACAGAGAAAGTGATGATTATTTCTGGTGATAAAGATTTTATACAATTACAAGTAAGGGATAATGTTGATCAATATAGTCCAATTACTAAAAAAATAGTTTATGATGCCAATCCAGCTAAATATTTGAAGGAACATATTTTGCGTGGTGATACATCAGATGGTGTTCCTAATTTTTTATCAGCTGATAATAGTATTGTGGATAAGATACGACAAACACCAATAACAAAGAAAAAAATAGAATTGTGGATAGATCAAGACCCAGAAGATTTTTGTAATGAAGAACAGTTAAGAAACTATCATAGAAATATGAAACTGATTGATTTACAATATACCCCATCAAACATTGCTGACCAAGTTGGTAAGCAATTTAATGAGGTTCCGAAAGGAAAACGAAGTGGCCTTTTGAATTATTTTATAGAAAGGAAACTTAATAATTTAATACAAGATATAGGAGAATTTTAATATGGCACAACCAGTAGAATTTGATAGTAATAGTGATGGATCTGTAAGTGCATATCCAGAAAAAAGACCCTCAATTAAAGTTAGAGAACCACTTCTTAGTGAAGTTTTGACTAAAGTTCATGGTGCAAAAACAAAAGCACAAAAAATCAAGATTTTACAAGAAGAAGATTGTTTGGCATTACGACAAATTTGTCAATGGTCTTTTAACCCTAAAATTGAATCAGAATTACCATCTGGAACACCACCATTTATAGAAAATGAGGCACCAGAAGGCACAGAGCATATGTTGTTAAGAACTGAGGGAAATAGTCTTTGGCATTTTGTTAAGACTAATAACAAGAGTGCAGACCCAAATCTTCAAAGTACAGTTAGAGAACGTATGTTTATCAGACTATTAGAAGGATTACATAAAGATGAAGCTAAACTTTTATGTGCAGTAAAGGAAAAAAGTTTACATCAAATATATAAAGGATTATCTACACAGGTCGTAACAGAGGCATTTGGATGGAATGAGGACTTTCAAGAGTATAAATAATAGTACAATCTTTTTATAGGGAGTCTATAGATATGCAAATCCGAAACGGAATGAGTGTAAAAGATGGACTATCTTCTTACCACTCTTAATTCCCCATTTATATTTCAAAAAAGTTTAACCGTTTAACGATCTGCGGTTGCTAATATTATATGGGATTCTTATACCAAAAAAAGATTGAAGATCATATTAAATAAGGTAATATGAAAAAAATATTCATATGTTTAGCTTTAATGTTTTCCTTTTCTTTTCCTTTAGGAAGTGCAGGTACTTATGAAGATAATTTTGTGTGGGAAAACCCCACCCCACATCCAGTACTGAAACATGGTCAACTAAATATTGAAAATATTGTAGTACCAAATTATTCTTCATTAAATTTTGAATTAGAAAACAGAGCAAAACAAGTAGAGTGTCTAGCAAAGAACATATATTTTGAAGCACGAAACGAACCATTTGCAGGACAACTCGCTGTAGCTCTAGTAACTTTAAATAGAGTATATGATGATACTTTTCCCAATACAGTATGCGATGTAGTATATCAAGGAATACATACCAATGATGGATTTCCAAAACGAAATAGGTGTCAATTTAGTTGGTATTGTGATGGTGCATCAGATGAAATACGAAATTTAGTTGCTTTTAATACGACACAAAAGATAGCAAATCTTGCAATGATTTCTTATGGAAGTATGAAATCGCAAGGATTGGATTATACAGAAGGTGCAATATACTATCATACATATGAGATAAATCCACGATGGTCAACTGCTTATCCAAAAGTTGGAAGAATTGGAGATCATATATTTTATAGATAAATACTAGTAAAGGATTTGAAATTATAATATGCCAACATATCAATATAGATGTAAGAAATGTGACTTTGAATTTGAGGAAGAACACAAGATATCTGAAAGAAATATTCCTGTGGAGAATCCTAAAAGTTATGGAAGTTGCGCCGATGAAAGTAATGATAATTGTGACATACAACTAGTACCACAATTACTTAATTTGCAGTATACTATGAGAGATAGTGCAAGGAGACATACCGATGATGGTTTTAAAGACCGTATGAAAGAAATTCATAGAACAAATCCTGGCAGTCAATTAGGAGATTGGACATAATTATGAAAACACAATTAATAGGTCATGATCAGTTAGTTGAAATGAAGGGGGTTACTAAAAACCAAATTGAGGTTTTTAAACAATATGCAACAGGAAAGAATCTTTTTCTATATGGGCCTGCGGGCACAGGAAAGACTTTCGTTATACTGTATAATGCAATCAAACAAGTTTTAGACCCCTCTACAGATTTTAACTGTATCTACATAGTAAGGTCTTTAATGCCTACTAGAAGTCTTACATTTATGCCGGGCGATGAACAAGATAAAAGTTCTTTATATCAAGTGCCGTATGATAATATGTTACGGCTCATGTTTAAACTTTCCTCAGAAGATCAGTTTGATATATTATATGGAGAATTGAAAAAACAAGAAAATGTAGCATTTCTATCCACATCCTTCTTACGAGGGATTACGTTAGACAATGCTATTATTCTAGTAGATGAATGTCAAAATTTAAATTTCCATGAGTTGGACACCATTATGACCAGAGTTGGTCAGAATTCCAAGATCATGTTCTCAGGAGATTTTGACCAGACAGACCTCAGAGAAGATGAAGAAAAAGCTGGTTTAGGTCAGTTTTTAAAAATTATCAACGAAATGAAAGAATTCTATTCATGTGAGTTTGATATTGGTGATATAGTCAGAAGCGGATTAGTTCGTTCATATATCATCCAAAAATATAATACTGGATTAGGAGATAGAAAATAATGTTACCGTTGTTATTATTCAATGTTATTTCTAGCCTTGTCGTAGACAAAGCAACAGATTTAGCAACCGAGCACGTTGAAAGTATGATAGATGATTTACTTCCAGATAGTGCAAAAAAAGAATTAGACAAAGCTATAAAAGCTGACCCTACACACCAATTCACAAATGCTAAAGATGCATTGATGGGTGCTGTTGAGGGTAAGTTACCTATAATTAAAGCCGATGGTACACTTAAACCAATCGAAGTAACCTTTACTGTTTCATATGATCCTACAAGTGGATCCATTGATATTCAGAAAGGTTTGTGATGGCTGATATAATAAGATTATCAAAGAACTTTGCACTCTCAGAAATGACTAAGAGTGCCACGGCAGAACGATTGGGTGTGGATAACTCACCTAATTTAATTCATCTTGTGAATCTGACACATCTTGCAATACATATCTTGCAACCTGTTAGAGAACAATTTGGAGTCATTACAATTAACTCTGGCTATAGAAGTCCTGCACTAAATGCAAAAGTTGGTGGAGCTTCAAAGAGTCAACATTGTAATGGACAGGCTGGAGATTTTGAATCTTTTTCAACACCGAATCCTGACCTTGCGTTATGGATTACTAAGAATTTAGATTTTGACCAAATCATCCTAGAGTTCTACGATGGAGTTGACCCTAATAGTGGATGGGTTCATTGTAGTTACAATTTGATGGGCAATCGTAGGAAAATTCTTACTGCACTTAAAACTAAAAGTGGAGTAGTTTATAAGAATGGCTTTGTAAGTAAATAATGAAATTGAAAAATTATGACAGGAAACTCTTACCAGAGTTACCTGAATTGGTGAGAACAAATATTGGTGG